TTGATCTTGATGCCTGCGCTTCAGACGGAAACCACAAGTGTGATATGTACTACACTGCTGCGGATAATGGCCTCTCTAAAAATTGGGGGGGGCCATACAGTGTGGTGCAATCCGCCATACAGCAACATAAAAAGCTGGGTGCGGAAAGCATACTACGAAGGACACAAGCCGAACACTGTTGTCGTAGTCCTGGTGTTTAGCAGGACCGATACAAAGTGGTGGTGGAATTATGTGCAGCATAAAGCAGAAGTGAGATTCATTAAGGGCCGAATGAAGTTCGGTGGTTCAGAGAACAATGCTCCGTTTCCATCGGCACTGATTATTTACAGAGGCCCGGAAGAAAAAACTGATGTTGATCCCAGGCAGCTAACTTGGGACCAGTTAAAGGAGATTTGAAGATGCCTAATTACGGACGATTACCGATGTGTCCATACTTCCGTGACGAGAAGAACAGAAGCATATCCTGCGAGGACTGCTTTAAGATGTTTGACTCCAGGGAAGAGAAGCAGATGTGGCTTGGCTCCTATTGTACCGATTGGCAGTGGGAGTCCTGCCCATATGCTAAAGAGATCACAGAGGCATATGAACGATTTGAGGAAGGAGACAGTACAGCTTTGGAAAATCAGAAGATCAATGCGATGCAGCGAGAGCTGAAAGGACTCTCCACAAAACTTGGACGAGCGCAGAAGAAAATCGATGAACTTGTCGAGCTTAACAAAAGCTATCTCAGGAAGAATGACGAACTTGAGAAGCAGAGATCCATGTACTACAAGAGATGGAGACAGGAATCTGTCAAAGGACTCAGCGACACTGTCATGGCACAGGCGGACAAGGTCCTGTCCATGTACAAGAACGTAGCCTGCTATCTGCTCCGTGAGCAAGGCGGAAAAGTCTACGAAGAGGATGTCGAAGCCTGGGCGAAAGGTAAAGTCTATACGATCTACAGAGAGTATGACGAGGAAGGCCGTATGGTGTGGCAAGTCATAGAAGGCGAAGCAAAGGAGAACGAGGATGGCAAGGATACCGACATACAGGATGATGCCACAGCGCAGGAAGGGGAGTAAGTACGGCAACAGAAGAGTCGAGGCGGACGGACATACTTTCGACAGTGTGAAGGAAATGAATCGTTATATGGATCTCAAGTATCTTCTGCTTGCCGGAGAGATCCAGTGCCTGGAACTTCAGAAGCCTTTTGAACTTCAGCCTGCGTTCCGAGATAAGAACGGCAAATGGCATCAGGCTGTGCGCTATATTTGCGATTTCTACTACTTTGACAAGCAAAAGGATGAATGGGTCATCGAGGACGTAAAATCCGCTGCTACGGCAAATAATGCCGTTTACAAGCTAAAGAAAAAGATGATGCTCTACAAAGGTTTGGAGATAACTGAGGTATGACCATGAGAAGGATCAAGATAGGCAACAGATACGGAACAAGATGTGTCGAGATCAGCATCAAGGACGAGGAAGATGCGATCACGATCATGAAGATCCTCGCAAAGAATGATGTTCCGGCAACACTTTATATCACTAACGAGAAGGAGATTAACTATGGGAATTAAGATCACGACAGACGATTACGGCATCAGGGTATGGAGATCGGATAAGTTTGGGTTTCCGCAGTACGCAGTAGTTACTGGCAAGACGGAGTCAGGGAAGAGCGAATATCAGCAGGTACAGTTCCGGCATGGCATCGAACTTGAGAACGGAGCGGACATCTTTATCGATAACGCTTTCCCTACCATGCGTACATGGAAAGATAAGCAGACAGGCGAAGAGAAGGCGAAGTCCGTATGGATGATCACATCGTTTAGATACAAGACGGATGCTCCTGCTCCGAAGAAGCCTCTCGCTACGGATCTGCTCGATGATCTTCCTGACAGCTTTGCTGCTGCGGACGATGATCTGCCGTTCTAAGGGGGTGATAGCATGATACCGGAAGCAAGAGAACTTATCAGATGCTGCCGAGGACAGGAAGGTTATACTCTCAGGAAACTCGCTGATGTGACCGGATTCTCTGCGGATCAGATAGCAAGATGGGAGAAGGGAGTCAACGAACCGAGATTTGAATTCGTGACATGGATCTTGGATGCGCTTGGGTATGAACTTGAACTTAAGAGGAAAGATAATGTGTAAATATCTTTGGGTAGCGGTAGAGGCAGACGAATATGAGCTGCCTCTCGCTGTTGCTGAAACGGCTACGGAGTTAGGCGAGATGATCGGTGTCAACCACAGGACCATCAGAAGCTGTATAAGCCAAAAGTTCAACGGCAGGCAAAGCGGACGGAAATACATGAAAGTGAGGATAGATGATGAGTTGGTGGAGTGATGGAGAAAGATTCGATGAGTATGACCCCGATTACTGTGTCGGATGCACACTTGATTGCGACCATTGCCCACTATTATGGGACGATGACCCAACGGACAGCGAAGCGATAATGCTTGATGATTGAAAGGAGCAGACGATGAGTGAAGATAAAGCGATACACACTCTCTACGAACGGATAGGGCATTTGCTCTGTGAACAGCCTTATGGAGAATTGGGAAGATACCTAACCTACTATGCCGAGGACAGGCTTTATTTAGTCTTTGACCTTTGGTATCACGGCTTCTATCTTGTTGAAGCAAGTTCTCCAAAGGATGCTATCAACAAAGTGAACTGTGACCAATTAGCGTATTTGCCGAAAGGAGCAGACGATGAGTAGATACATAGATGCTGAATGGTTAGAAAAACTGTTTCCCGACACAGGAGAGGGCGAGTGGACATATAACGCTACGGCACTTGGATACATCGACAGCGCACCAACCATCGAAGCGGTGAGCGTGGTGCGGTGCAAGGAGTGCAAGTATTGGATAGGACATATTGCAGACGATGACGGCTTTGACGGAGAAGACGAGTGCCGTTGGAGAGATAGCGAAGCACCTAATGCCGATGACTATTGCAGTTACGGAGAACGCAAGGAGAAGCGTGATGAGTAGATACATAGACATTGAAACGATAAAGCCAAGACAATATGAGAATAGCGAAGTTGAGTTAGGCGTCCTCGCATATGACTATGATGAAGTTGATGCGATGCCGTTTCTCGATATTGTGCGGTGTAAGGAGTGTAAGTATTGGCGAAACACCGACCCACAGAAGATACCTACGGCAAACATTATGTGTGGGCATATGCACCCTGATGACTACTGTAGCTACGGAGAAAGAGAGGACGAGTGATGGGTAAATACATAAACATTGATGACCTAAAAAAGAAGAAGCGGTTTGACTTTGCAAAGCAACGGCACAATGTACGAATGACCGACATTTACAATGCACCAAGTATAGAAATAGTCAGATGTGCCGAATGTGTTTATTGTAACATTCAGAACACCAAGTATATATATGCGATATGCGAAAGACACGGCATAGTGTTCAAGCCGTTTGAAGATGATACACGGACACATTTCTGTGCGTGGGGAGTTAAGGCAGACCGCAAGACCGAGAACAGTTCGGAAATTCCGAACAACTGCGAGGACGAGCCACAGACAGATGATCTGCAGGATTGGAAAGACCGAATGTGGACAGAAGCGGTAGTGACCGAACAGAAGTGGATTTGTGCAAGATGTGGATGTGTAAACCATGTCGATTTCAAGTGGTGTTTTAAGTGTGGGTATCATAAGCCGGAAACGGATCAGACGGAAGAGCCGTATGAGTATGAGATAAAGGCTTTGCACAAAGATCACATTGAACCATATGTGATTATAGAGGACGATCAGACGGAAAGGAGCGAGTGATGGACAAGTTAGTTAGTCACGGCATAAGGATGCTTGAGATAGTCGGGGGAGAAAATGATTTCTTCCGCAACGATGCAAAGCGTCAAGCAGATATAGCAAGAGCCGTATATGACACCATACTGCGAGTGCAAGCATTGGAACGTAAGGCAGACCGCAAGACCGAGCCAACTATTTCCAAAATGGAACAAGTTGAGGACGAGCCGATGGACATAGGTAAAGACTTACAAGAAGCCTATGAGCAAGGCAGACGAGATGCTTTGAACGAATTAATGGAATACACCTACGGAATGCTGACCGCAGAGAAGTTCGGCTTACAACACAAGATTAAGTCGATGATAGACACAGCAGATACTCCGCCGAAAGACTTCTCAACCGAGTGGTGCGTGCATTGCGATCAGACGGATTGTCCGTGGAAGTGAGGTGGATGATGACAGTGATCACTATCGTAGGACTCGCTCTCATGACTGGCATCATAATTTGGTGCAGCATAGAGCAGCGGAAATAGTTAGGGGAGAAAACAGGAGTCTCTTTTCGATATCGTATGAGCATCGAAAGGAGACTTTTATTATGCCTGCAAAACCAAAGAAAATTGGTAGGCAGAACTATGATTGGGAGAAAATCAAAAGGGATTATGTTACTGATCCTGATTCATCTCAGCAAAAGATCTCAGATAAGTATGGCATTTCGTTGGTTTCCATACGCAAACATTCAAAGGCTGATGATTGGTTCGCCACCAAAAAAGATTACCAACGGAAAGTTACCGAAAAATTTATAGAAAAAGTTAGTGCGAAAAAGGCTGATCAGCTTGCCAATGCGATTATGGCTGCATCAAACATCGCTGATGCGATCCTCAAGAAGTCGCAGGATCCTGATCAGTTTTGCAGATACATCGTCCAGGAAGGCACTGCGGAAAGCTACGGAAGCTCCGAATATGTCTTTGAGAAGATGGACATGAAAGCTGCGAAGGAAGCGATCTCTGCGCTTAAAGGTGTGGATGATCTTCTCCGAGGCTACTACAACATTCAGAAAGCAGAACAGCTTCAGAGGTATCAGCTTGAGCGTGAGAGGTTTGAGTTTGAGAAGCAGAAGGCCGAAGCATTCAAGCCTACGGATGGCAATGCGATCCGCATAGAAGGCTTTGAGAAGGGATGGTCAGAGTGATGTTGACGATTCCTAAACCAAACGAGAAGCAGATCCTGTTCTTCAATGCGAGGAATAAGTTCATTGCATATGGCGGAGCAAGAGGCGGTGGCAAGTCCTGGGCGATCAGGATAAAAGCTATCATGCTTGCCTGCCGATATGCCGGAATCAAGATCCTCATCGTGCGTAGGACATACAAGGAATTGGAAGGCAACCACATCAGGATCCTTCAGTCCATGTGCAAGGACATCGCAAGATACAACAGCACAAGCAAGATCCTCACATTCAGAAATGGAAGCACTATCGAGTTCATGTACTGTGCGAGAGATGCCGATTTGCAGCGTGTTCAGGGACTGGAATTCGACATCATATTTCTTGATGAGGCAGCGCAGATGTCAGAGTGGCAGATCAAAGCTATCACAGCGACATTGCGTGGTGTCAATGACTTCCCGAAGAGATGCTATCTGACTTGCAATCCAGGCGGACAAGGTCATGCCTACATCAAAAGAGTGTTCATCGACAGACAGTTCCTGCCGACAGAGAATCCTGATGACTACACTTTCATTCAGGCTCTCGTTGATGACAATACTGCGCTGATGGAGTCTCAGCCGGAATATCTTGCTACACTTGAGGCTCTTCCGAAACAGCTTAGAGAAGCGTGGCGGTTTGGGAGATGGGATGTCTTTCAGGGCCAAGTGTTCGGCACATTCAGAGATGATCCTGAACATTACGATGACCGGAGATGGACTCATGTCGTGAATCCGTTTCCGATTCCGCAGGACTGGACGATCTATATGGGATATGACCACGGATACAACAAGCCTTTTTCGGCAGGATGGTATTGCATATCTCCGGTCGGAAGGATGTATCGGATAAGAGAATTGTACGGATGCACAGGCGAAGCTGATGTGGGTGTCGCATGGGATGTTCCGCAGATAGCTGAGAAGATCAAGCAGATAGAAGCGGAAGATACTAATCTTATCGGCAGACACATTTACAGAATTGCCGACACAGCGATCTTTAATCATGAGAGTGGGCCTTCCATAGCAGAACAGTTTGAAGAACAGTATGTCTATTTCGACAAGGCTGACAAGCACAGACTCCCTGGAAAGATGCAGTGCCACTATCGGCTTGAGTTCGATGAGGAAGGACTTCCGATGTTCTATGTGTTCAACACTTGCCGGAACTTCATACGGACGATTCCTGCGCTGCTGTATTCAGAGACAGATGTCGAGGATGTTGACACTCACATGGAAGATCACATCTATGACGAGTGGAGATATGTCTGTATGTCGAGGCCGATTGCTCCGAGGATCAAGGTAGACATCGACAAGGAGTGGAGCCCTCCGCCTGACGATCCTCTGAATCTGTATTCAGATGACGGATACGATGATCCGTTTGACATGATGATAAATTACTGAGAAGGGAGATAGATGCCGATGGAAGAAGATAAAAAGTTAGTCGATCTCACCATTGACAAACACACGAAGTTCGGCAAGGAGCAGACAGAGAAGGCTCTTGACGATCTTCAGCACTATGTGGATGGCAAGAAGAGCATCGACATGAAAGCCACAGCCAATCAGCAGTGGTGGAGACTACGGCACTGGACTGACATCACAGGCGAGAGCAATGAGGCTCTGAAAGCAGGACTCGATGTCGGATCAGCATGGGCGGTGAACAGCTTACTGAACAAGCAGGCTGACATCATGGACTCATTTCCAAAGCCTAATGTCCTGCCGAGAGAGGCTGATGACGAAGCAGAGGCGAAGATCCTGACGGACATCCTGCCTGCTATCCTTGAGCAGAATGACTACGAACAGATCTATCGTGCTGCCGGATTCGATGTATGTATTGACGGAGCGTGCATCAAGGGAGCGTTTTGGGATAGTTCAGAGCGTGACGGACTTGGCGATATCGTCATCCGAAACATCGATGTACACAATCTGTTTTGGAAACCAGGCATTCAGGACATCCAGGAATCAGACAAGGTATTCCATGTGAGCCTTGAGGATGTGGACATAGCGAAAGCTAAATGGCCGAAGATCGCTGACAAGATCGGTCCACAGGATTCAGGACGGATCACGAAGTACATCCACGATGACAACATCGATACATCACAGTGTGTCGAAGTGGTGAATATGTACTACAAAGTGCCTACGATGTCTCCTGTCTACATGGATGGCATGGATGCTGATGGCAAGGCGACAAGGATCAAGGTGCATGAGATACCGAAGTCTGTGCTGCATATGGCGATATTCGTAGGCGATCAGCTTGCATGGTGCAGCGAGAACGAGCCTGGATACGAGAACGGATTCTATGAGCATGGGAAGTTCCCATTCGTTATAGCAAGGCTGTTCCCTATCAAGGACACTCCGTGGGGTTTTGGCTATCTCGATATCATGAAGCGCACACAGAAGGATATCGACAAGCTCGATCAGGCGATCATCAAGAATGCGATGATGAGAGCAAGGCCGAGGTATTGGATAAAGAAGAACGGCAACATCAATCCTGACGATTTCGCTGATTGGAATGTCGAACTTGTAGAGGTAGCGACAGGCGAACTTGGCGATGCGGTCAGAAGGATAGAGGTAGACGATGTTCCGAGTGGTGCGATGGCACATCTCTCCAACAAGGTAGAGGAACTTAAAGAGACTTCAGGAAACAGAGACTTCAACCAGGGCGGAGTCAGTGGCGGAATAACCGCAGCTTCGGCCGTGGCTGCGCTCCAAGAGGCAGGTTCGAAACTCTCTCGCAGTGTCAACAAGGAATTGTATCGAGCGGAGCGTGAGCTGTATCACATGATCATCGAGCTGATCCGTCAGTTCTACTCAGAGCCTCGTTCGTTCAGATTCATGGGCGAGGATGGCGATCTGAGATTCATCCAGTACAGCAATGCGAATATCGTTGACCACGATGAGATGATGCCTGACGGAACAGTCAGACACGTTCGTCCGGTGTTCGATATCTCAGTTAGTGCTGAGAAGGCTTCTCCGTTCAGCAGAGCAGCGCAAAACGAAGTGGCGAAGGAATTATACGGCATGGGACTTTTCGAGCCTGAGAGAGCGATTCCTGCGCTTGTGTGCCTCGACATGATGGACTTTGAAGGCAAGGACAAGATCAAAATGCAGATACAGCAGAATGCTACGATGCTTCAGCAGTTCCAGGCAGCGATGCAGCTTATTCAGAATCAGGCGATGGTAGATCCTGCGTTCGGTGCTATGGCGATGGATATGGGTGTGCTTGATCCGATGGCGATGCAGGCTCAGATGCAGGCACAGGCTCAGAGTTCTCAGCCAGGGCAGAAGGAGAACGGCACTCCCGAAGAGAGAGCTGCGAGAGCAACGACAGGCGGTGACAATTCGCAGGCAGCCAAGATGAGAGCGAGAGTAGCACAGGCTACAGTGCCAAGATAGGAGCAAGTATGACCAAAGTAATAATGACGATCAACAAGTCCGGTGACATCATGTATGACTGCATGAATCATGCTGACGATAACGATGCCTGCGTGATCATGTCAACACTGACTAATGTGCTTGTCCAGGCTACGCTCATGGCAGGCAAAGAACCTACGATCTACAACAAAGGCCATGTGCGGATAGATATATTTGATGCGGACTATCCGACACTTGAAACATTCAGGTGCGTGGACAAGGTTATAAAACAGGCTGCGAAACAGCATCCTGAGTTTATAAAAATTTACTGAGAAAGGAGAATAAGCGATGACTACTACAAAGGCACTTGCAAAGGTTGTTAAGAAGTTAGTCGGCAAAGAAGGAAAGAATTCTCTCTCCAAGAATCTTGAGGTTCTTGCGGATGGATGGAATCTTCCTGTACCGCCTACGCTTTCATCCAACGGCACTAAGTATTATGTGCTGAAGGTGGTAAAGAGTTCGTCCGGAACTACTTACACATGGGATGAAAAAACATTTACCTAAAAAAGATCAGCAGAGAAGTGGGGGGAGAAATCCTCTCACTTCTTTTTTTATACTCTTGGCATAGTCAGAAAGGGTCGCTCCCTTAACAGCAGAGAAAGGAATTTATATGACTACAAGAGAATTCATGATGGACTTTCATCTCTTTGATGGAGAAGGCGGTGAAGGTTCCGGAGAATCATCAGCCAGTTCGTCTACTTCATCGCAGGACGATGTTAGAAAAATCCAGTATGGAAAGTCCGAAGGCGATGGACAGACAAGAGGTCAGGTCGGCACTGACAACAGCGGACAGGCGGACAGCCTTGAAGCAGAATGGAATGCTCTGACAGGAAAAGGTGGCAAGTTCCACGATATGTTAGGGCAGAGAGTCTCAGATGCTATTCAGAGTAGATTCAGGAATCAGGCAGATCTACAAGGCCAAGTAGATCAGATCAGCAACGATCTTTCGCCTCTGTTCATGAACTACGGCTTGGAAGCAGGGGACTTTGAAGGACTGAAAAACGCTATAGCCAATGATGATGTGTTCTATCAGGCAGGAGCAGAGAAGGCAGGACTTGATGTTCAGAACTACAAACAGATGCTGAAACTCAAGGCAGACTCCGACAGACTTCAGAAGATAGACGAAGCATATCGAAGAGAACAGGCAAGGCAGGCAAAGTTTGAGGAATGGGAAGCGGATGCAGAAGAACTTCAGCAGGCATTCCCTGGGTTCGATCTTGGTGCTGAGATCGAGAACAGCGATACATTCGCACAGCTTCTCGATAGTGGGATAGATGTGAGAACGGCATTCTTCTCTGTCCATGCAGACGAGATCCTCAACGGCAACAGCGCATATGCCTCAAAGACAGCTACGCAGAACGTAGTCAATACGATACAGCAGAGAGCTGCAAGGCCAGTGGAAGGTGCGTTAGGGCATACTCCGGCTATACAGCGCAAGACAGATCCTTCTACGTTATCAGACGATGACTTGGACGAGATCAACAGAAGGGTAGCAAGGGGAGAGACGATCTCCTTCTAAGCTATATATCTCTCGTCTGAGCATGACATATCAGAAGGGAGAACAACAATGGAAAAGAATTTTGTAATGGATTTCCATCTCTTTGCGAATACTTCTCCGCAGCAGAGATATACTCCGTTAAATCCTAACTACACAGGACAGGCATACCACTCAACACAGGGTACAGACCTGGGTACATATACACAGGATCAGGATCTGTCGGCAGAAATGAAAACCTTCTACGACAGAAACCTTATCAGACTCGCAGAGCCTGAACTTGTCCATGATCAGTTTGGTCAGAAGAGGCCGATTCCAGGTGGCAACGGCAAGACGATAGAATTCAGAAAGTTCAATGCACTTCCGGCAGTTCCTGCTGATCGTGCGCTTGTTGAAGGTATCACTCCGGACGGACAGAATTATGGTGTTACTGCTATCACAGCTACAGTAAGTCAGTATGGCGGATATGTAACCATCTCCGATCTTCTGAACCTGACAGCTTATGATCCGCAGATGCAGGAAGTAATGAAGCTGATCGCTGCGCAGGCAGGCCAGGTATCCGACAAGATCACAAGAGATATCCTTGCAGCAGGCACTAACGTAATGTACGCAGACCACGGCAACGATGGCAATGACGAGAGATCCGATCTTGGTGCTGACGATATCCTGACAATCGAGGACATCAAGAAGGCTGTAAGACTTCTGAAGAGAGTCAATGCTAAGACCATCAACGGCAGCTATGTCGCTATCGTACATCCTGATGTAGTTTACGATCTCATGAACGACAGCGAGTGGATCGATGCTAACCATTATGCAGGATCTGAAAAGATCTTCAATGGTGAGGTTGGCAAGATGTACGGAGTCAGATTCGTAGAATCAACAATGGCTAAGATTTGGAAGCCTTCAACACTTCCTATCTACGGCACACTCGTTGTTGCGGAGAATGCTTACGGAACTACACTTCTCGAAGGCGGTGGAATTCAGACAATCGTAAAGCAGCTTGGTAGTGGCGGAACAGCCGATCCTCTCAATCAGAGAGCAACTGTAGGTTGGAAGCTGACAAAGACTGCCTGCATCCTTGAACAGTCCTACATGGTAAGAATCGAGAGTGCAGCATCCTTCGGTGCAAGTGCTGTCGCTAACTAATACCAGGCTCCTTGCTGAAAGGAGTACACAATGGCAACAACAAAGAAATCTGAGAACGAAGAGCGTGTTCAGGTAATGATTCCTTATATCGAAGGACAGGACCCTGAAGTAACTGTAATCATCAATGGCGAGATAACGAAGATCAAGAAGGGTGTCCAGGTGGCCGTGACACGGCAAGTGGCAAGCGTACTTGAGAACAGCAATCAGCAGATGATGACAGCATGGCAGAATCAGCAGGCTCTAAAGAATCAGAGAACAGACCTTTAGGTCAAGGGCGAGGATCTATAAAGGTCCTCGCCTAACTTATTTATAAAGAGAAGGAGACAACAAATGACATTAAGAGATTTGCTTACAAAGATAAGCGAAGAGAAGCCACACAGCTTTACAGATGCGAAGCTGATCTCCTTTGTTAATGAGATAGAAGCGGATGTAGCAGAGCAGTATTACATCAAGGAAGTTCCGGTATATGCAGACAATCACACGGACCTTGACAGAAGGCTGCTTGCTCCATCTCCGTATGACAGACTTTATGTTTCCTATGTGAAGGCGATGATCGATTACTCAAACGAGGAATATGACAGCTATGCCAACAATCAGGCACAGCACGTTCAAGATTTCCGTGAGTTTGCCGATTGGGTAGTCCGCACAGGGCAGGCAGAGTCGGATGCTATTCCTCACAGATTCATCCATGCGATGTACTAAGGCGGTGATGAACTATGGCAAATTTAGTAGCTCCGATTATAAGACCACAGCCTATCGAAGAAAGAATCATAGAGTTCAAAGGACTGAACAGAAGATCGGCCGTTGATGAAGGCGAGATGTCTGCGATGACGAATCTGACATCAGACAAGTATCCGCTGCTTGCTCCACGGAAACTGAGAGGCTCTCTCGGATTGCCGGAGCGAGTCACGAAGCCTCTGAAGATCATCACAAAGTATGAGCGTATAGCGATGATCGCTGAGAAAACAAACGGACTTATCGGATTCTTCTATGACGGAGTCGAAGTGCCTGGAGTAGTCGGACTGACAGCAGACACGGAGATGGTGTCCATCAACACGAAGATCTGTTTCTTCCCACAGAAAACGTATCTGTCTTTGGCAAGAGGAAGTTCGTCCGTATCTGTAGGAGAGTTCGGGCATCTCGATAACTCAAGGAATCGCAGCTCAGCTCCGGTCACGATCACTAACGAGGCAGCGACACTGACGATGCTTCCAGGACATGGATTCGTCAAGGGCGATGCGATAGATATCAACGGCACTCTGTATTACACTCCTGCGAATAGTCAGGTATCAGCATCCAAAGCGTGTGTCGTTTCCTGCATTATCGAAGCGGTCAACGGATATGTACTGACACTCCCAAGAGAGTCATTCATCGAATTGACAGGACAAGGTGCAACGAACATCACATTCACAGGAACAGTCAAGAGAGATATTCCTGACATCAGCCATGTTATCGAATGGAACAACAGACTGTGGGGTGTGTCTGATGCTGACAATGCGATCTATGCTTGCAAATTGGGTGATCCGAAGAATTGGAAATACTATCAGGGAACATCGCTTGACAGCTTCTACGCACAGCAGGGAACAGATGAGAATTGGACAGGCTCTGCTGCGTATTCAGGACATCTGATCTTCTTCAAGCAGAACAGCATGACCAAGATATACGGCACAGCACCATCGAACTTTCAGGTCACAAATACGATCTGCTACGGAGTGGAGCAAGGCTCAAGCAAGTCAGTAGCTATCGTGAATGACAAGGTGTTCTACAAGTCCACAGTCGGCATCATGGTGTACGAAGGCGGAAGTCCTTACAACATCTCGGAGAAGTTCAACATGAAGTTCAAGAATGTAGTCGGTGGCACTGAAGGCATCAAGTATTACGCATCTATTGAGAAGGAAGATGGAAGTCATGAGCTTCTCGTCCTGGATATCGACAGAGCGGTATGGCACAGAGAGGATGATGTCAGATTCCGTTCATGCTGTACGCTTGACGGAAGGCTGTACTTCATTGAGGACATAGGCACTGACTCGTTTCCAAAGGACAGCATATACATCATCAATCCTGAGACTGCGGCAGAGACTAAGGCAAGTCGCAAGTGGGAAGCGGTTCTCGGACCATTCGATGAGTACATCGAGGATCAGAAGATATACAGCAAGATGTCTATGAGGCTTCTCGCTGAGTCAGGCACAAAGGTGAACGTATACATCAAGATAAACGATGGAGCATGGGAGAACATCCGCAAGTACGAATTTGCAGAGACAGGCGGAGAAACTATTCCGATAGTTCCAAGAAGATGCGACAGATTCTCCATCAAGGTGTCAGGCATAGGTGACTGCGAGATCAAGTCATTGACAAGGCGGTTCAGAAGAGGAAGTGGGGTGCGACATGGTTCTTGATTATGACACACGGCCCGATGCGACAATCGATGAAAAAGTCCGGTCGCTGAAAGACAGCATACAGCTTGCGCTGAACGAACTTGGAATCGATGCAAACAACACTTCAACATCACAGGGGCATGACATCAGTTCGGTCGAAGCGGAAGTCAGAGCATTGAGAGAGGCGGTGGTTTCGTTATCATCCGTTGTCACAGTCTTTGACACACGCATTGAAACTCTTGAAGAAGGGGCAGGAACTATAGACGAAAGGCTGACTGCCGTGGAAGAGTCTGCCACAGATCTTGAATCAGCATTTCCTGATGCTCCTGCGGAAGATGGAGCATACAAACTCACTGTAACAGTAACAGACGGAATCCCTGTATACACATGGGAATCAGCATAGAAAGGAGACTTTGATGAACAAAGAATTTTGGAAGGCAACAGCCATCAGAGCATTCAGGACTTTTCTCCAGGTGATCCTCGCAATGTGGACCACAGGACAGCTTCTGACGGATCTTGACTTCAAGGCGATCCTGCTTTCGGCATTCTCGGCAGCGGTGTATTCCGTACTGACGAGTATTGCGACAGGACTTCCGGAAGTTAACGTATGCCATGAGATGACAGACGAGGAAGCATACGATCTTGCTTACTACCATGATTCCATCGAGGACGAACTTGATGACTATGAGGAAGGAGATGAGGACGAGTATGAGTATAAAGAAGATTAAAGTCGCTCTCATGTGCGGTCACGGCACGCAGACGAATGGTGTATGGGATGCAGGATGCTCCTATGCAGGATATACGGAAGCAGGACTCATGCTGCCGATCACTAAAGCTGCGGTCAAGTATCTGAGATCCTACGGAGTCGAAGTCATATCCGATTCCGACAATAACAATAATAAGAACATGATAAGGGATGTGGCATGGAGCAACAAAGAAGGATGCGACATTTACATCTCGATCCATTGTGACTACAAGGCTGCCCCTTCAGGAGTGTACCCATTATATGTATCGGCAAACGGAAAAAAACTCGCCACAACCTTAAATAATGCCGTTAAGAGCGGTATGGGCATGAAGTCCAGGGGAGTATGCAGACGGACGGATCTCTATGAATTGAATGCCACGAATGCGTATGCCTGCATACTGGAAACCGGAGCGATCAAAGCGGATCTCGCAGTCCTCAGAGATAAGTCGGACAAGTACGGCAAGTGCATCGCCAAAGGCATCATGGATTATCTTGGACTTGAGATTCCTGCTGAGAAAGAACCTGCGAAGAAAGCGGAAGTCCTGTACAGAGTCAGGAAGTCATGGTCGGATTCCAAGTCTCAGATCGGTGCATACAAGTCACTTGAGAATGCTAAGAAGGAATGTGACAAGCATCCAGGCTACTCCGTATATGGCGAGAACGGCAAACTGATCTATACGAAGAAGGCTGCGGAGGCTCAAAAAAAAACTAAGGCAGACAGCATTGTAGAAGCTGCAATAATGTTCTGTTGGGCATATGGTACGCCTGAGAAGAAGTGGTTATACAAGACAGGCAGTCCGAAATCAGCATACATAACAGCCTTGAAGAAATACATGGGCAAGTCCGCAAAGATATCGCTATCAGACTGCGGATATTTTGCCAGCACTTGTGTCAGAGCTGCCGGACTCAGCAGCACATTCAACTGTCTTAATTGGGCAGCCAAGATCCCTGACACGATGAAGATCGCATTCAAAGGCAAGAAGATCCCAAGCGGAACACTCAAGCCTGGCGATGTCATCAGATACAAAAAGACTTCAGGAAGTCAGCACGCACTTGTGTACATAGGCGGTGGAAAGATCGCTGAAGCAGGACGGAAGATCCGATTCCCGATCATTCGCAAGGATACAGGAAAGTACAATGCGAAGAATGTGAGGCACTCGACACTTCAGGTCCTGAGAGAAAAGTGAGGTGAGTAAATGAGCAATACAGTTACAGCATATTTTAAAGGCAGAGTCGGAGTGGCGGAAGCACTCTATCAGAATGACTATGGCATCGTCATGGCATTTGATGGGATTGATCTTCCTGCCCACTTCGATTGCTATTTTACTGTTCCAGGCAGCGACACTGCTATCCCTGGAGTCGGTGCTGACAACAGGGTGGCTATCCCTAATGCGGTGCTGGCTAACTCCGGAAATGTGGTGATCCATATTCCGCTGCACACTGGAGACAGCGACAGCGAAGTGGAATACATCGTCTACTTCAAGGTAATAGGCAGAGCAAGGCCGGAAGATGATGGCACTCCTGTTCAGATGACAGCTATTGAAAGAGCATTGGCACTGCTCCAGGAGCCTATCGGAAACATCGAGGAAATCGTCAACGAGGCTCTGTCGTTCACAGGAACATCATTCAATGACATCAATAACAAACTCGACAATCTGATCGCTAACTCTACTCCGAGTCAGGTCACGCAGTTATGGTCCGGCACACTCACTAAAGAAGGCGATGTGGCTACGCTCTCGCAGAGCATTGCGGATTTTGATTTTGTAGATGTCTATGTCGAATATTATGACAGTGATTATCTTCGCAAGCCTGTGGCAAATGGCAGCGTATACTTTGCGATTCAGAGTCAGAACCTGGATGACAACGGAGCGAATAATTATCTTCAGCTTTGGGAAAAAGGACTTCAGCTATCCGGAACTACGGCCACAGTGGTCAAAAACGTATCGTTCAGATGGGATGATTTTTCAGCTCCGCCTGTCGTAACTCCTAATGCACAGACCGGAACAAACATCATCCGCATCGATGGCATCAAACTTGTCAGCGATACGATTCCTGAACTTAACGATGTGAGATATGGTGCTGACGGAGTCACATACAACAATGCAGGCAATGCGGTGAGGACTCAGCTTACTGACTTAAAGAGCGAATTAAGCGAGATTTCAGAATCATCGCCAAATATTTGGGATTTAGACGATTCAGATGTAACAATAAGTGTATATAAGCAGTATGGTGTTGCAGGCACAGAGCTTCTTCCTGCTGGAACATATACGTTTTCTGCTAACATTACAAGCGATAATACTATTTGTGCTGTCATTGGCTATACGGCAAGTCAGAGTTTTGGTGGTGATATTGCTTGCAATACGGGTAGCAGGACGAGCAAGACCTTTACTGCAAATGAACCGATTGAAAGACTTTTCATATATGCAGGGAGCAATTATTCAGGAGCAAGTGGGCATACCGCAACATTCAGCGATATTCAGCTTGAACTTGGAAGTTCTGCAACAAGTTATGAAGAACCATATGTTTCAGCGGTAGACAAAATCGCAAGAGCAGAGGTTCAAAGTAGAGATGAGTATATGGGTGTTGAGAAACCGAACCTGTTAAACAACACTTTAAGTTTTCGTTCTGATTCAGGAGTAACATTTACAGTAAATGACGATAAAACAATCACAGTAAATGGAACGGCAAGTGCAACAGCGAGAACCGATGCAATGACAGTAACCTTGCCTAAAGGTAAATATCTTCTTACGGGATGCCCTGATGATGCTTCAAACTACACATATTACTATTTTATCATTCGTGGAAACGGGACATATACTTCGCAATCAAAGGACTATGTGCTTGACGTTACTGATGAAACCGAAACTATACAAATATATGTCAGAGTGGATTCGGGGAAAACAGCAGACCACAAGGTATTCAAGCCTATGGTTCTTGATTATTATTCGCAGTATCGTGGATATGTGCCTTATGGCGAAATACAAGAGTATTTACCTTTGCGTGGGTTGATAAACTATACAGAATTTAATTGGAGTGGCAAGAAAGCGAACTTTATAGGAGATAGCATTATCGAGGGTGTTTATAACATCGGCTCTTTTGTTGATATAACAAGTCGCATACTTAATCTTGGAACTGTAAGGAATTACGGAGTAGGTGGTTGCAGAATGGCAAGCACAGACCAAGATGCTTCTTATCCGCCAGTAGTAAATCGCTATGCGAATATGGACAATGATGCTGATATAGTATGGGTTCACGCAGGCACTAATGATTGGGCAAGCCAAGTGCCTTTGGGAGCAAATGATTCTACGGATATTACAACATTTAATGGTGCGCTTAACACCATAATGAGTGGATTAAGAGTTAAATATCCAACAGCATTGATTGTGTTCAGCAATATTCTGCCGAGGCAGGATTACGATGCGCCATCTCACGGAGGTCAGCCAATGACAATCCTGACATCTCAATATAGTGAAGCGATTAAGGCTCGTTGTGCAGACCATCACATCATAATGTATGATGCTTATTCGCATTGTGGATTCGATTTTGAATATGATTTTGAGAACCATATATATGCTACTACTAACGATGGGCTTCATCCAAATAGCAACGGCATAAAGATTCTTGGGCGTAAAGTTGCAGGGTTTATTAATTGGAACTAACTTACTGACTTAAATAGACCTTTAAGTCAGAACAGAAGAATGAGAAAGGAAGGTGGTGCATATGTATGTGGATAGTGAGCTGATCTTGTCCGCCTGCATAGGCTTCTCGTCAATATGCGTGGCAGGCGGATGGCTGATAAAGATCATCCGGGGCATCCGTAAACCAGGCGAGGACATCAAGAGCAATATAAAGACAAACAAGACAACGATCGACCAGCACGCAGATAAGTTCAAGAACATTGACGAGACACTTGACTATCTCGTCAATGCGAACAACTTAGTGATTCGCAGCCTGTTCACTGTCTTAGGCGAGTTATCCGCCAACAATGATGTGAACGGACATATCGCAAAAGCACAAAACGAGATCCAGGAGTTCCTTACTCCTGTAAAATAGGTTTGATATATGGTATAATAAAAGTAGGCGAAGCGTTGAAATTTCAAGGAGTTTAAGACATGGATGACTACAAAAAAGATGTACCATATATCGTTTATGAAAGTGAGGCAGCAAGGCATGAGAGGACTGTAAAAAGGCTTCTCAACAAAGTCGAAATGATGTAAAAAACCGAGAATATCGGCAGAGACAGGGCGAATGCCCTGTTTTTGTTAGGGGAGAAAATGCGGACAGCACTCGCATAGAATGTTTGTAAATCTTTAGAAAGGAGAAGATCCAATGGCTAATAAGAAATATGTGCCTGTCTCTCAGCCGAAGGCTGCAAGCGAGTACACACCAGGCACTTATAAATCACAGTACGGAAGTCAGCTTAACAGTGCGCTGAACACTGTGACTAACTGGAAGTATGATCCGCTGAAGGATGCGAACTATCAGGCATTGGCGAAAGTCTACGGAGCGAGAGGCAACATCGCTGCACAGGATACGCTTGGCGATGCAGCATCACTCAATGGCGGAATGCAGACATCTTATGCGGTATCCGCAGCACAGCAGGCAAGGAATCAGTACAATCAGGAACTTGCAGCCTTAGTACCTGATCTTGAGGCGAATGCGTACAACAAAGCACAAGCTACATATGCTGCGCTTCGTGATGCGGACGATACGGCATACGGAAGATATCGTGATACAGAATCTGACAGACAGTTTGCGTACACTAACGCATACAATGCCTACAGAGATCAGATGGCCGATTATCAGTGGGGTCAGAACTACAACTATCAGCTTGACAGAGATGCAGTAGCGGATGATCAGTGGGCGAAGAACTACGCTTATCAGCAGGCAAGAGATGCCGTAGCTGATCAGCAGTGGCTGAAGAACTTCAACTATCAGATCAGCCGAGACAAGGTAGCTGATGCACAGTGGGCGAAAGAATACGCACTCTCCGCAGGAAAGGTAAGCGGTAGCGGTGGCGGTGGCAAGAAGAAGAAAAAGCGTAAGGGCCGTAGCAGCAGTGGTGGCGGTGGCTACACTTCAACACCATCTAACAGCAACAGCAATAACCTAGATGCGCTCATTGAGGCAGCTAATGCGAAACTCAATTCCTCATCCAAGAGCAAGAGAAATCCGATGGACAAGATGTCTAATGCGGATCTCAAGAGGAATGGCGGAAAGGAAACGCTCAAGAAGTCATCATCGAAGAAGAGCAAGAAAAAATAGCTACGCTACACAGGCGAGATCATGAGAATGATTTAGCAGTAGAAAGGAATCATCATGGCTAAATTTTTAGAGAACACTGCATCCATCAAGAAGTCGGTGCAGAAGAAAAAGAAGGATAATCAGGAGACTGTGCAGAAGAAGCAGTCTCCTTCTGTTTCTAAAAAAACGAAACAAGTCAATGACCGAATGACACAGAAGTATGGTGGCGGAACTACCAAGAAGTCCGTATCAAAGCCTGTGTCTAAGGAGAAAAATCAGGCTGTTCAGACAAGGCTTCAGAGTAAGTATGGCGGTGAACAGAAAACTGTCAAAAGGCAGACTACATCATCCGCACAGAGAAGGACGAATGCTAACAACAATCTGAACCTGAAGCAGAATCAGATTGCCAAGTCTCAGGCCGAGGCGAAGGAAAGGCGAGAGTTCAAGCCGACAGCCTCTCAGCGGATAACCATTGAGGATCGTCTGAACAACAAGTATGGACTGAACAAGCAGGACGAGAAGAGAGTCGAATCGGCTAACAGAGTAATCAGGAATACAGGATCCGCTGCGAAGAAGGGTGTGCAGGATGCGTTAAGCGGTTACGGACAGACTATCGCTGATCTTACCGAGAGAACGGCATCCAACAAGAACGGCACTCAGGCTCTTGCCATGAAGCGAGGCATCGACACTAACGATAAGACAGCGATGCGTAAGCTCCAGGAAGAGCGAGATCGTACTGTCGAACACGCAAGAGAAGAGCGCACTCGTTTATTTGACGAGCAGGAAAAGAGACAGCAGAAGTTTGACAATCAGACTAAAGGTGCGAAAGGACTTGAGAAGGCTCTGTACGGAGCTGTCGAGTCAGGCACTGGCATGGCTGTCGATATGGTTGCCGGACTTGGCACACAAGCAGGCGCACTCGCCTCTATGGGTGTCAGAACTTACGGACAGACAAGAGGGCAGGCTGAGAAGGAAGGAGCTACAGAACGAGAGGACAGACTGTACGCACTTACGCAGGCAGGCAAGGAAGTCGGCACTGAGCTGATGTTCCCTGGAGTCGGTGCTGCAAGAAGAGTCTATGGCGGAGCAGCAAGGGCATCGCTTGGCGAACTTGCGACAAATACACTCCTGAGAAATCTGAAAGGCAAAACAGCGGATGTCGCTTCGGCAGGAATCAAGCTGCTTGGCGGAACAGCAGAGGAAAACCTTGAAGAAATCGCAGGATGGGGCATCGATCCTATCCTCAAGGAATACACATACGGAAGGAATGTCCGTAAGCGTGATGCCGAGAATGTGATGCGTGAGAGAAGCGATGCACTCCGTTCGCAGATCGCGAACGAGGATGATGCGAAGGCTGCTGCTGCGTACATCTCAAGTCCGTCCTTTATCGAGGACACGAAGAGAGAATACATCAATTCCGGCATGAACGAGAAGGATGCGGAAGAGATAGCAAGCAGAATGAGAGATTATCTGTCAGCATCTCTTACTGGCGATACAAAGGCTATGACCGATATCGAGGACGAGGTCGGACGGAAAGTCGCAGGACTCAAGAAGCTGAGTATAGCTGATTGGGATTTCAAGGAACTTGCCGAGACAGTCGCATCTACTACACTTCTGACAGCAACGACAGGGATGCCTGGCACTGTGGCAACAGCCACAAAGGGAGCAGCTATCCGTGATGCGCTTGGCACTGAAGGAACTAAAGCACTCGCCAAAACAGCGATAGACTTTGAGGATGAGAAGCTCTCTCGTCAGGGCAGAGCTATCCAGGAAAGACTTGACTCCGGCAAGGACATCACAAGCACTCAGGCATATGAACTTATGTCAGGAATGCATGAGCAAGTCCGCAAGGATACACAGCGAGTCGAGGCTTCAAGGAGTACGGCAGCGAGGCAGATGGAAAGCGAAAGGCTTGTAGTGCCGTTTGCCGAAGATCCGAGGACAGGCGAGATCATCCGTGGTGAAGTAACTGAGCAGACATTCAGAAGAGAAGAGACAAGCGCAAAGAAGGCGATAGAAGATCAGAAAGCATCGCTCACAGAGAAAGAAGTAGATACCGGATCAAGAGCGATAGCTAACTTCAAGACAGGCACATTCGGTGTGGATGATGCCAATGCTTTGAATTACTCCAATGAGGCTGTCAGAGAAGCGTTTAAGGCTGAGACAGGAATAAATCTTGATACATACATCGTCAGGAACAAGGACGGATCTGTAAACATTCCTGCCACGAATACAGCGACAAAGGATGCGCTGTTCGCACTCGCTGCTGACAATCTTGTTCAGTCCGCACAGGCGGAAACTATCAATTGGATGGATAATGTCAAGGGCGAGGTAGTCACGCAGATCACGGCAAGAATGGGGGCGAAGGGTTCTGTCGCTCTTCAGCAGGCACTCGATGATGTGGACGAGCGTGACAGATCCAGGTACATGATGACAGCCAATGCGACAGATATGCTGTATCAGGCTGCGAGGAATATGGGCGAGTCATGGGAAGAAGTCAAGGCTGATGCAGTGAAGATGTTCCCTAACATTTCAGAGGACAAACTTCAGATGATGTATGAGGCAGGCCTTGAGGACAGGAACATCGCTAATGACAAGGCGAGAGGCAGACAAGTTCAGATGGGTGCATCTATGTCTCAGATCGGTGAGCAGGAAACAGCGACAGGCATGGTTTATGTTGACACACCAAACGCTCCGAAGGGAACTATGGTGAGGACATTCACGGAGATCGCACAGAATCTTGGTGCTGACATCCATCTCACAGATGCTATCAGAGATAAGGATGGCACTGTCATCGACAGAGCGAATGGTTCGTATGATCCGAAAACGAACAGCTTCTATCTGAATGTGGATACCGGAATCGAGAAGAATGTCGGCTACATCTTCATGCATGAGCTGACTCACTATCTCCGCAGATATGCTCCTGAACAATATCAGGAACTTGAGAATCTCGTCCGTGAGAAGTGGTTCGGATACGATGCTTCGCAGATGCAGGATGCGATAGCGAGGAAGATCGAAGCGTACAAGGTAGCAACGAACGGCAAGCAGATTCTCACAGAGGACATGGCACTTGAGGAAATCATTTGCGATGCTGCTCATGAGTTCATCAACGATCCAAACTTCGCTAATTCTGTAGCGGAAGAAGATCCTACACTTGCACAGGCTGTTCTCAATTCCATCCGCAATGCGCTGCGTATGCTCCGCAGGATCTTTGCATCAGGAACTATCGAGGACGAGACTCACATGAATTCGCTCTTCTCTGAACTTGGCATACTGTCCGAGGCTGAAGAGATTTGGCTGAATGCGTACAAGCAGGCTGTCAAGAATCGTGCGATGGAGAACCTTGATGCGTGGGAAGATGAAGCGTTCAAGGATACAAGGCTGTCGGTAGGCTACCATGCAGGAGATTTAGGCAAGTCAACAGTAGATGACTATGCTCACCAGGGATACAGTAGAGGCTCAGGGCATTTTGGCTTTGGAACATATTTCGTAGGCGATGAGGAACAGATTAACTCTGGTAATTATGGTAAGCGCAAACATGAGACTGTAGACTTTGATAAGTACAATCTTTTTAGACCAGATGATTTCGAACAGGGTATAAAGCTTCACGATGCACTCAAAAAAATCGATGGGTTTATTGAAGAATACAGCAGCTATGCAAAGTATAAGGATTCCATATTAAACGAGTCCCTGTGGAATGAGGAATACTATAAAAGCAAGAGCGTTAACAGAGACATCGAGAGGCTTGTCGAAGATTATGAAATGGAGGAAGAGCCTAATGCGGAGAGAAAAGACCGCATCGATAAATTCATCAGCGAAATGCCTGAATACTATCGCAACAAAATTGAATCTGAGGCAGAAAAAAACTACAACAATGCACAGAGTAGAGAAGTAAACGAGGACGAGATTCGTGAACGGCTTGCACAGCATTATGAACTGTTCGGTTCTCATTTATATGACAACGCAGATGATTATGTCGAAAACAATTTAGAGTTTGAGATAAATCACATTAATTGGGAAAAAGAAGTTCCTTATGATCAATGGAAATATGAGGCAGCAAAAGATGTCATTAAAGATTATAGCGAAAGTTGGACAAGTACAAAGAACGCTATTATCAATCTATCAAAGGAACTTCTTCCTGCACTTGGGTACAAGCACACTGAGGGCAGAATTGAGGATGCTCTTCTAAAAACAGAAGAAATTGTCAATGGATATCAACCTGAAGGTGGATATCGTTTGAATGCCGAGCCAGGCCTTGATTCCGGTGCAACAGTATTCATGAAGCAGCTTGGATATGAAGGTGTTGATGTTCGCCACATTCCTGAGATGGACAACACTGGCTATGGCTCAGTTATCTATGACCTGAAAGGCGAGGATCTTGCAAGAAAGCAGGAGATAGGAACAGCACGATTCTCCATCACTCCTGAAGCTGTCGAGTCGCTGAGCGATCCTACAAAAGCAAACAGTTATGCGGAAGATCAGATGCTTGATGATTCGGATAATACAGTTCAGGATTTATCATCGAGCGATCTAAGCATCAGGTTTTCTTTTGGGCCTGGCGGAACATTCTATGAAAAGGGGTTTCATGCTAAAAGCGGTGCGAACGTAACAGGCTCAGATATCAAGAAGTCAAAAGGGAATCCTTTGCTTCAGTCAGGCAAGGATATCCTTACCAAGACAATGAAGAAGAACATCCGAGCAGAGCTGAAGAGACAAGGCATCAAGGGCAAGGCTGCGAATGAAATAATCAATCAAAAGGTTGAGAACGTAATGAACTTTATGGATGCCATGAACAGTTTCATGGAAAATACCGGACTTCAGTATACGTTCATAGGGATGCAGGATGTCCATAACGCAAAGATCTCCGTCAGGAAAACAAGTGAAGGTGTACAGGCTATTACTATGTCGGCTATGGTCAAGAACGGAGAATATCCTATAAACTTCGATTTCACTACCATATGCAAGAAGAGGCAGGCATTCAATGCAATCATAGAAAAACTCACAGCAGAAAGTGCCGAGGGTGTAGATATATCTCTGTCTCCGCAGGAACTTGGCGAGATCAACAATGCGCTGCGTAAGGAAGGACTTGAGACTGCGTGTCTTGGTTGCTTCGTTGAAGCGAGAAGATACAATATGCAGAACTACACCAACAAGGTGTGCGATCTGTGGAATAAGTGCGTAGATGAATATGCAGCTTCAATAGGAATAGATCCTGCTGATGTTGAAGACTTTAATTTCTCAAACGGAGAAGAAACAACGGAGCAAAAATTCCAGGATGCAGCAGACACATTCTTTGAATATGAGAATACGCAAGCCTCAAAAAAGAATCCGGAAGATAGGTTCAAACACATTATCAGAAGTTCGAAGCAGACTTATATGAAGCACTTGCATCCTGCTGATCTGATTACTTCTTCAGGCATTCAGCACATCAAGGACATGAGTACGAAAAGCAAAGACTTCTTTGGAATGCTCAAGTCAGCTTATGGTGTTTCTGCTCCAAAGGAAACCATCAAGTATGTTCCGTATAACTCAGAGGTAGCGTTGCTCCCTGAAAACAGAGGCACAGGCAAAGACGGAAACAAGCGGACCATGCTTGACTATCTGAAGTCAATAGGCGGAATCCGTATGCAGTCATTCTCAGACTATCTTGTGGCAAACACATTTGACTATATGCAGATGGTAGCAGATATGGCTGCGAGAGGTTTTCCGGCACACGCATACACCAAAGAGATTGCATTTGCAAGAGTCTTTGGCATGACCGGAATCAAGATTAATCTGTCGATCATGTTTGATGTGCAGAACCTTAATTATTGGCGAGGCATATTTAAGAATGCAAGTGAGGATAGATTAAAAGAGATCGCTTCAAAGTATGCAGGACTTCAGTATTTCGAAAATGCAGATGATATTCCTGAAGAGTTCAAGGACTACGACAAGGACGGAAAACTTATTCTCGACCACGGCAGTGTAATGGAAATCAACGAGGATGGTGTCAAAGGATATCTGACATATCTTGTTGGTGACGAGAACAGAAGTCAGAGATATTGGGAGGAAACGTATAGGCGAGTTCTTGATGAAACAAAAGATGAAGCACAGGCAGAAGAACAGGCTAATGAGTACAGGAAGTGGATACAGAGTATTAACTTCAAAGATGCTAAGGATCTTCAGAGAAAGAATGGATATGGTGCTAACTGCGGAATGATCGGTGTAGGACTCTCCGATGCCAACATCCTGCTTATGCTAAACGATGACAACATCCCATACATCATTCCTTATCATGCTTCCGGACTCCCTGATGTAATCAAGCAGCACACTGGCCTTAACTTTGCTACCAATTATGAGGATACGCAGAACACAAGGATCTTTGTAAACTTCACTAAAGATGGTGAAGAGCTTGGCTATGACTATGTCCGTGATCTGAAGGATGAACTTGGGTCCTGGCAGAAGGCATGGGAGAAGGTGTCTGAAGAGATCCGCAACGGAGACATAGTAGCAAATGGAAGAACACCAAAAGCAGCGACAGAGACTGAGCCTGCGGAAGTAAATAAGGATGGGAATCCATATGTCCTTCATGGGACAGCAGACTTTGACTTCTACGAAAAACTCGATGATGGTGCATCTCCGCAGGAAGCTGCCGAGATGTATCTTGAGTATTGCGATGAGTATGGACTGCTTCCTGTATTCCCACAGTTTGCCGGACATCCTAACTATTACAAGCTGCTTGTAGACTACAGTGTTACAGATCTTTCTAATAACAAAGCAACATCTCCACAGGGTACAGTCAGAAACATTTATCCTGGAAGCAACGGAACAATATCGAACATTGATGAAGGCTCAACAGACTATGAAGGCATCAAGGATATTCTTGTAGACGAGTTCGAAAAACTTAATAAGAAGAACGAGCATCGTGATGAGGTAGTCGATAAGATTGTTGATGAGTGGAAGCGCAAAGACATAAGACACTCGATCACTCCTGAGATGGATTCAGCCTATATGTCCGCAGTAAACTCCGGCAACATGGAAGAAGCGCAGAGGCTTGTCGATGAGGCTGCAAAGAGTGCAGGATGGGATACTCCAAAATTGCATCACGGATCGCCATCATTCGGATTCACTACTTTTGATTTATCGAAAGGTGAAGGCATAATCTTTGCTACAAACAATAGGCGAACAGCCGAAACATACTCCGGTGAAACTGACAGAGACATAATTTCAGACACATCAAAAATAAATGTTGACGATCTTTATGGCGAGAAGCTCCTTGATGCAGCGAAGAAATACACTGGCCGATATTCTGATTACAGATTAATGACTGGTTCAGAAAAAGAGGACATTCTTGAAGAAGATCGTGAGGAAGCATTCGCAACAGCAAAAGATGTAGAAAACTTTATTAGCGAAAATAAAGATTCATTTGATGGCGAGAAACTTGATTTAGCAAACCGAATAGTAGATGCGATCAATAGAATCGGTATGGCATGGAATGACGATGATGCGCAAAGCGCATTTGAAGATTATTGGAATGCTGATTATGATCTTATGTGGATGGACGAAAGCATTCAAAAGGAAATAATTCAAGTTATTGGGCCTTCTCATGTGGAAATATTAAAGAAGCGTATTGGCGATATGCTATATGCAGGAGATTTATATGCAAGGGGAGACTCCACATATCAATATGTGTTTGATAATCAGCTTGCGCTTGAGTTAGATGCTGCGCTTCACAGAGGAATCTATGGCCTTTACGGAAGAAGCGATAATCAGCTTGTTATTGATGCGAATGGGGCAAATTGGAATCAGATAGTTCCGCCTGCCGAACTTGAATTGGATGGGCCACAGAGGACAAGGTCGATCGCAGAAGCAGCGAAGAAAAAAGGATATGATAGTGTACTGTTTAAAGACTTGCGTGATAATGGTGGAGCAACACCATACAACGGAGAGAGCGATGTATATATGTTCTTCACTCCGAGCCAAGTCAAATCCGCAGACACAGTAACCTATGCCGAGGACGGATCTGTCATTCCTTTGTCTCAGAGATTCGATCCGAACAATGATGACATCAGATACTCGATGCCTACACAGGATGCTGACGGAAACATTCTGTCTGATGGCCAGATGGATTACTTCAAGAACAGCCAGGCGAGAGATGAGAACGGCAGACTTGTTCCGGTGTATCACACAACGAATCATGGTGGCTTCACTATATTTGATCCATCATATTCAGATGACAATCGCAGTCTATTCTTTGCATCGAATTGGAATGTGAGCCAAACATATGGGAGAAACGCAAATAATCCGATTGAATATCTGACAGATGATGAGCAGATGCTTGCTGATGAATTCCCATTCATTGCAGGCAACGAATTGGAAGCCAAGAGAACGGGGCAGAAAGGTTATTACTCCTGCTATCTCAATCTTGAGAATCCGCTAATCGTGGATGCTCATGGAGATAATTGGAATGATATTCGCTACGGAGATGATGCTGCGCTTGACTCGCAAACTATATACAAGTTCAATGAGTTCTATGTCAGCTTTGGAAATCATACTGAGGATGGCGAACCTACAAAACTGTACTTCCAAATTGAAGGAGAAAAAAAGAATGGCGATCATTATGAACCATATGAAGTTCTGAAACAGTTCGATATTCCAAGTGATATCAGCGAGTTTGATTTGAAATACAATACAAACAGGGGCACGCTGTTAGATCAGCTATACGAATACTGGAGCAACGAATTAGGATTCAATGACAATTCGTTAAGAGACTTGTTCGATGAAGAAATGACATTCTCAGGAGAACTTCAGTATAAAAATGCTGATCGTCCGCTTCGCTTCGATTTGATAGGCGAAAGGCTGTATGAAACAACAGAAAGTTATAATACAAGACAGCTTGCCTCGCTTGCGGAATCTAATGGCCATGACGGAGTAATTATCCGCAATCTTTATGACATAGGCGGAGCATCAGGGCTTAAAGGTGGGAATGCACTTTCCGACATCTTCATCGCATTCTCATCCAATCAGGTCAAGGACATACGCAACGAGAATCCTACGGAGAATCCGGACATCAGGTATAGCGTAACTCCTGAGGACGAGGCGAAGAGCAAGATGGCATATGCCGATGCGATGGATACATCTTACGAAGCACTTGAGCGTTATGAGAAGATGGCTGCGAAGAATCCGAATGTCGAACAGTATTTCGGCAAGGCATTCAAGGAAGAGGATGTATCCGAATTCTATTCAGCACTGCGTAACGAGAACGGAATAGTATTTGATGATCCAGTTCTTGAGGAAGGCAGACAGAGACTCGCCAAAACCAAGAACGAACTTTACTCCAACATCTATGCGAAGGCTAATGACAGATGGACAACAGGCGGTGAAGTCCTTGACATAGACTCTGTAAAGACGAATGTCCGTAATCTTGTTATGGGAACTATGGCTAACAGCAATACTGACCATAAGTACAAGCAGGAACTTGTCGATAAAACTCTTATCGACATGAGAACGGCATTCCAGTTAATGAAGCAGGACAGAACGGATATCGCATCCGCACTGCTGTATCATTCCGCACAGAGGATGATCGAAAACGTAGACTTCATCAAGGACGATACGCTGTTCCAGGAATACAAAGGAATCAGAGACTATCTCCGCAGAGAGCCTATCTACATGGATGAAGAATACTGGCAGAGCAAGACATTTCTTGAGTTCCAAAGGGCGAACATGGGCAAGCTGAAACTGCGTAAAGGCGATGGCAATGTCGATGTGGTATACGGACAGCTTGAAGAGTTATGGCCTCATATCTTCAATGAAACAGAGCGTTCAAAGCATGGATGGGAAGATTCGCCTGAGGATCTCCTTGAGCATATCGAGTATGTCATCAATCAGAATCAGAAGCCTTTCATGGAAGCCTATACATCCGAAGAAGCGACAAGCCTTTGCTATGAGATCGCTGACAATCTGTATGACATCATGGCAAGAGGTGAGGAATTATCGACACTTGCAGATACATACAAGAAGAGATTCGATGAGCGCACAAAGGCTCTGAAGGCAAGACATCAGGAAGCCATCGCAAAGGTAAGAGAGAATGCTGAGAAGAAACTCGACAGAGAGAAGTCCAAGAACGAGGATCTCAAGAGACAGCTCAAGACACAGAAACTCAAGACCGATGCCGAAACAAGATATCTCAAGTACAGAAGCAAAGTAGATATCGGAATGCTCAAAGCGGAAAACGCTAAAGAGAGAAGGGCAGAGCGAGAGAGAAGGAAGAAGGAAAAAGCACAGAGGAAAGAGAATGCGCTTCACAAGAAGTACATGGAGAGTATTCAGAAGAGTCACAAGGCTTTGACCGACAGACTCCGCACGAATACAAAGGACAAGCACATTCCTGAATTCTACAAGAAACAGCTTGCAGCATTGCTCGGTGCATTTGACTTTCAGACTCTCAAGAGCAAGGCGATGGAAATGAAAGAAGGACCTGACGGATATGTCAGAGTAGATCCATCCGCAAAGACCATCAAGATGCTTGAACTTCAGGCTATCCTCAAGGCGATAGAGAATCAGTCACAGCTTTTCCATGTGAGCGATTCCATCACGGATATCATGGACAATCTTCTCGGCATCGCACCAGGAAGCTACGGCACAAGGCAGAGCATAGACGGAAAGACTCTTGACGAACTTGATGCTTCAGAACTTAAAGATATCGACAGGATGCTCAAGTCGCTGATCCATGAGTTCAACAATTATGAGAATGTCAGAGTCGGTATGCAGAAGCAGAAGGCTTCAACGATAGGCGGAGCGCAGATCGAGTCCTGCCTGAAACACGCAGAGAAGTTCGGAACAGGGAATGATTATTTCAATGCCATAGGTGCTGTAGATCAGATCATAAACCTTGACGAAATGACTCCGGCATATCTGTTCAGACGAATCGATCCTAACGGAGATGGACTCGGCATCATGTGGAAGGAACTTAGAAGATCCTTTGACAGATATGTAAGGAATCAGAATCAGCTTAATGACTGGATGGAAGAGATAGTCGGCAAGTACCATAAGAAGGGAATGCTTTGGAACAAGTACGGAGCAGGAGAACTTTCCGATTGGAGATCAGAGAACTATGCGATGGAATTCACTCTGTCAAACGGACAGACGATCAAGCTGACGATAGCGCAGATGATGTCCATCCATTGCCTTGCGAAGAGAGAACAGGCATACAGACATATGACCGGAGCAGGCATCGTGGTAAAGCCTGTATCGTTCCAGGCGAAGATGATGTCCGATCTGAAGAAGAAGGCTAACTACGCACTCCCTGTCAGCCTGTCGCATGAGGATCTTCTGATGATAGATCAGAATCTGTCGAAAGAACAGATAGATGTGGCAGATAAACTTCAGCAGCTTATGGCTACTAAGATGGCAGAGTGGGGCAACGAGGCTTCCATGAATGTAATCGGCATCAGACTCTTTGAGGATCCTGATTACTTCCCAATCAAGTCAGACAGAGCTGCGCTTGAGAAGGACTTCTCCGCAGAACAGTTTACCGAAATGATAAGAAGTTTCGGATTCACGAAAGCTGTTCAGCCAGGTGCGAAGAATGCGATAGCGATAGACGATATCTTTGATGTAGTCACAGAGCATTGCAACAACATGAATCTGTATAACTCTTATACGGAATCTCTGAATGACTTCATGAAGGTATATAACTACCATCAGCTTGGGCCTAACAATTCGGATTACTCAGTAGAGCAGGCTGTCGCTCATGCTTACTCGCAGAAGGCTACGACATTCATCTCGACATTCATCAAGGATCTGAACGGAAATGTCAGCAAGGGCAGACAGTCCGGCATCTCAAAGCTGATGGATCAGAGCCTGGGCAATGCGAAAAAGGCATCCGTTTTCGCAAACGGACGAGTCGCTCTTCAGCAGCCTACAGCAATCGTCAGAGCATTTGCAGAGATATCTCCGAAGTATCTTGTCGGAGTCAAACCGACAAGAGAAAACATGAAGGAGATGTTTGAGCATTGCCCGATCGCTCTGTGGAAGTCATGGGGATATTACGATATCAACATGGGCAAGAGCATCGAGGATCTGATGATGAACAACGGAAGCTGGATCGAGGACATGGCATCCGATCTCTACGGAAAACTCGATAATGCGACATGGTCGGTTATTTGGGGGATGTGCAAGAATGAGATAAAGGATACGCACAAGGAAGTCGAAGAAGGCACAGACGAGTTCTTTGATCTTGTCAATGAGAGGATGACCGAAGTGGTCGATCTCACTCAGGTAGTAGACTCTCCGTTCCACAGATCTCACGCAATGAGAAGCAAGGACTTCCTGCACAAGATGACAACGGCATTCATGGCAGAGCCTACGCTTACATTCAATATGGTAAGGGACGGATTTGTCAGAGCAAGAGAGGCATGGAAGGAAGGCAACAAAGCTGAAGCGAGGAAGATCTTCAGCAAGACAGCGAGAGTGTTCTTACTGCAAGCTACCACAGTCGCTGCTGCTGCTGCGATATGGGATGCGGTCAGAGGCAAACAGCCAAATGGCGGTGACGATGACGATAAGAACAAGTTACAGCTTTGGTACGCTAACTTCCTTGCAAACCTGAAAGACAATCTCAATCTCCTGAATAACATCTATTACATCAAGGATATCGTGTCCATCATGGAAGGATGGGATCAGAAGAATTTAGGACTCCAGGGATTCAAACATATCGCTGATGCAAAGAATCAGCTTTTCGGCACAAAGCGAGTTTTCAGCAACAATACATGGTATGAGAATGCTCTGTATGGTATCGGATATCTTACCGGAATTCCGTTCAAGACACTAATGAACGACAGCAAGTCGATCATGAATATGTTCGGAGTGCATCCTGGATTCCTTGATTATGCAGACGAGCATCTTATGTCACTTCAGGATATGCTTGGCGGTGAATCGGCAGCCGCAGGAATCTCAAAGCCATCAGCGAAAGCAAGTGACGATGTGGCTGTAGATCCGAAGATCAGAAGCGATGAGGAAGAATTCACGGTAGGCTCACTCGCAAGCAAGTTCCTCGGCATATTCGGAATCGGTGCGGATGCCAACACTGAATCAGAAGAGGCTGACACTGAACTTGAGGATCTCCCTGAAGGACTTACCGAAGAGCAGATCGCAGAGATCCGCAAGACAGAGAAGAGGCGGAACAAGGGCAAGACCGAAGGCGAAGATGGCGAAGCTGTGGACGAGACAGATCGTGACGAGCAGACGATGCTGTTCGATGCGACAAAGGCAGCGGTCGGATATGAAGGCGAAGAACGTGATAAGAAGATATGGGCAAGCGTATCCAAAGGATACAAGGATCATATCGATAACGGAGACTTCAGATATATCTATCGCATGAGGCATATCGTGGAAGAGCTTGGCGGTGATACGGACTATCTTGACGAGCAAGTCATGAAGTACGCTAAGTCAGCCATGAAGAAAACAATCATCAGCGATCCTACGGACGAACAGATCGAGCAGCAGACTCACATCAAGAACTATCTTCTCGGTCACGGCATGACAGAGGACGAGCTTTCTGAGATCGCCTATGAGTCAGCCACAACGAAAGACTTGAAGGTAGCGTTCAGGGTGAATGACGAGGAAGCTATCGTTGACGAACTTGTAACGCTGCTTCGTGCAGGCATATCAAAGGATGACATCTATCGTATCTACAATAACCGGAACAGAATCGATCTGTCGAAGTACGATGGAAAGTACAAGGACAAGCTGAAGAGTACAGGCAAGTTCGTATGGCCGACACAAGGCACTATCACATCGCACTTCGGATATCGTAACTCTCCGACAGCCGGAGCATCATCGAATCATCCTGCGATAGATATCGGTGCTGCGACAGGCACTCCGGTAGTAGCTGCGGATGGCGGTGTGGTCATCACGGCAGGAAGCAATGGCGGATACGGAAACAGTGTTGGCATCAAGCACGACAACGGCATGGTGACATACTACAATCACTTGTATTCGTGGAATGTAAAGGTCGGTGATACTGTTGCCCAGGGACAGCAGATCGCTCAGGTGGGAAGCACAGGAATTTCGACAGGTCCACATCTTGACTTCAAGATCCTCGATCAGAACGGCAAGCCAGTCGATCCTGAAAAATATCTGCCGACAAATTAATATGTTGGGGGTGCGAAGAATGGAATAAATTGGTAACCTATAGATGCCAGTTTGAGGTTTGCTTCATGGTTTCATTCACTCCTTATTATACCCATAGAAAAAGCGTAGGTCGCTCCCCAGGCCTGCGCTTTTTCGTTATTCAGCTATTACTTTGCATATTGTTATAAGAACAGTAGCGACTGCAAACAATGCCAGGCAGATTATATTCAAAGCCTTATTTTCTTGATCTGAATGGCCAAATAAATATAATAATATGAAGGCTGCTATTCCGATTAGAACATATGAAAATATGAAAATTGTTTTAAGACTAATATACATATGCATCACCTCAATTGTATTGTATAACAAACAATGATTCTTGAAAATACTTTGAAAAAAGTGCTTGCAATATATCTCTGCTTGTGTATAATAAGCGTAGGTAAACTATTCCCTAAATTATGACTCACGGAAATGTTAAAATAGGGTAGAGAGTCAGACATATTGAAACTCTAAGAAAAAGGGAGTGTTTACCGAAGGGGTAGGCACTTTTTTATTTTTTAGGAATAGTTAAGGAGCAAATCATGAGAACTATAAGCGTACCACAAGTAAGAGCAATCTCCGGCAATTCGCCACAAGAGACTGCTCTTTTGTTTAATCAGGCGATGCAGGAACTTGCAGCACTCCATCCGACATTTGAGCGTGATGGAAATACATTTTGGGTCACATACACAGTAGTAAGCCAAGTGCCGGAGACACTTGCCGAAGCGCATGAGATGAAAGGCGAGACATCGTATTGCGGAGAGTGTCCAAACTGCCTGAGAGATAGAAACAGATTCGGTGAGATCGACACCAGGAAGAAGTGGGCGGTGTGCGGAGACACAGGCGAGAGGATCCGCATAGATGAGAATGCCTGCGACACTTATTACGAACTACTCGCAGAAAGGAGAAAGGTGTGAAGAACAAAAGAATTCGTAAGGCGATGACCGATGCCGGAATCAATCAGACAGAACTTGCTGAGATCCTCGGCATCAACATCACCAGGCTGTCTTACGCACTGTCTTATGAGCTGTCAGTGCATGAGCAGAACGAGATGGTCAAGCGCATCAGAGAGTGGGATGCACTCAGGAAGAGAGGCACAGCATGATCGATATCGAAAGACCGGACAGCGATTATCCTGACTACAAGCGCAGGATGGAATGGGAAGAATGGGATGATGACGGAAGATATGTCATCGAAGATGAAGAAGATGAAGATTGAAAGGAGAAAACATGGGCAAGCACGATAAGGTCGAGACTATGTTCGCAAGAAACGCAAACGAGTCATGGCACAAGGAAAGGATCAGAACACTTGAGAAGGAGAACGAGAGACTCCGCAATAAGATCGCAGAGCTGAACAAAGCACTCGGACACGCAGAGATGGTGATTGATAATGATGAGGTCATCGCTGCCGGAATCAAGGCAGAGAACGATGATCTCATGGCGGAGAAGGATATCTACATCGAGAAACTTGAAGCTGCACTGGTCAGAGCGAATCTGAGAGAGGTGTAGCGATGAGCAGACTGAAAGCATTGAGCAAACAAGTGGAGCAGATCCTGAAAGACTATCCGATGGCAAGACAGGATGACAGATTTCTCATCACGGCCGTGTACATCAAATACTACAGAGTGCCGAAGGGCGAGTCATTCGTATCGGTAATGAAGGATCATACGCTTCCGCCTTTTGAGAGTATCAGAAGAGCGAGGCAGAAGATCCAGGAAACCAACATGGAACTTAGAGGCGATGCGGAATCAGAGAAGATCCGCATGGCACTCCAGGAAGAGTACATCGCATATGCGAGAGGAGAAGAATCATGAAAGAGTTTATCGAAGGAATCGTAATGTGGGGATGCCTGATCGTAGCAGGCTTCATGATGTTCGTGATAGGAGCGTAGAACAATGGCAGGAAGGAAATTAGTTAACACTAAAAAATTGACTCACGAAGAGTGGTTGGAACTTCGCAAGTCAAGTATAGGTGGCTCGGATGCTGCAACGTGTGTGGGAATGAACCAGTATTCAAGCCTTATCTCATTATACGCAGAGAAGAAGGGGATGTCAAAACCGAAAGAGACATCCGAAGCGATGAGGCTCGGCACTGATCTTGAGCAGTATGTCGCTGACAGATTCTGCGAGAAAACAGAGAAGCGAGTCATCAATGACACGTTCATGTACATGGATGATGAGTATGACTTCATCACAGCAAACATCGACAGAAAGGTCATAGGCGAGAATGCCGGACTTGAGTGTAAGACGATGGGGTCATTCAACGGATACAACCTGGAGTCAGGCGAGTATCCTACGCACTACGCAGTGCAGTGCCAACATTACATGAGTGTCAGAGGATTTGAACGTATGTATTTGGCGATTCTCGTCCTTCAGAGAGGACTTTATGTCTTTGAGGTAGAAAGAGATGACGAGTTCATAAAATCGCTCAGAGAGGCGGAAATCGCCTTTTGGAAGGACTATGTCGAGAAGGACAGGATTCCTGCTCCGGACGGATCAGAGGCATCGCTTGAGACACTGAAACAGCTTTATCCGACAGAAGAGCAGAACACAGAGATAGCGATCCCAGGACTCGACAAGATGATCCGTGACTACAAGGCACTCAAGGCTATGGCTGACGAGTACAAGGAGAAGGCGGAAGCAGCGAAGGCTCTGATCTGTCAGAAACTCGGTGACAATGCCGTGGGTGTAGGCGATGACTACGGATGCTCATGGAAGTCACAGAGCAAGGAAAACGTAAGTCCGAAGAAACTCAAGGCGAAGTATCCGGCAATCTACAAAGAACTTGTAGAAGTATCAACATACAGGGTTTTCAGGACAAGGAATTTGAATAAAGGAGAGAAGTAATCATGGCAAATACATTTGGAGAAAGACTTAGATCATTAAGAACAGGAAAGGGCCTGTCTCAGCTTGATGTCGCAAGAGCGATCGATGTGAATCCAGGACTTGTATCACAGTGGGAGAATGACAAGTGCATCCTGAGAGATAGGCACAAGGCGGCAAAACTCGCTGCACTGCTTGACTGCTCGTTCCCATATCTCTTCTATGACATTGAGATGAAAACGGAAGAGCAGAAAGAAGAACCGAAGCCTGCCGGAACGCAGAATCCTGAAGCAAAGCCTGTCGTAACTCCGCAGACTGATGCTGTTGTTTACAAGGCGGAAGATGGCAGAAGGCTTGATGCACTCAATCTTTGCATCAGGCACTTGAGAGATCTGAACATATCGAAGGACGAGAAAATCATGGTGCATAAGGCACTCTCATACTACAGAGGTACAGCAGAAAGAATCGTGCTGTTCGGAGAATAGGAGGAATGACATGGCAAAGGTAGGAGAAAAACTGAGCGTTCCTGCAAAGAAGGAAGCTCCACAGATGACAATGAAGGACTGGATCAACAAGTCAGAGAAGCAGATCGCAAAGGCTCTTCCGTCAGCGATCACTCCTGAGCGATTCGCAAGGATGGCGATGACAGCGGTCACTATGAATCCGGATCTCGGCAAGTGTACTCCGCCATCATTTATCGGAGCGATGCTCCAGGCTGCATCACTCGGCCTTGAGCCTAACACACCATTAGGCCAGGCTTATCTGATCCCTTACAACAATTACAGGACCGGAGAAAAAGAAGCGCAGTTTCAGATCGGCTACAGAGGACTCATCGAACTTGCCCACAGAAGCGGAGATTTCAAGAGCATTGAGGCTCATGTCGTATATGAGAATGACGAGTTTGAATATGAACTTGGACTTGATCCAAAACTGAAGCACAAGCCTGCTATGAAAGACAGAGGCGAGATCGTATGGGTATACGCAGTTTACAAGCTCCAGTCAGGCGGATACGGATTTGAGGTCATGTCAAAGGCTGACATTGACGAACACAGGAAGAAGTACAGCAAGGCGAAGTCCTCTCCGTGGGATACGGCCTGGGAAGGCATGGCTAAGAAAACAGTAATCAAGCAGGCACTCAAGTATGCTCCGCTGAAGAGCGAGTTCGTCAGGGCAATGGTCAACGAGGATGTCACTCTGAACTTTAAGGACGATGTGGCGGAAGAGCCGATCATCATTCCTGACGAGGAAACGAGAGATGCCGTGGATGTAGAACCGGAAGTAACAGAGAACAAGTAGGGAGTGAACGATGGCAAACAGAAAAGGATTGAGCAAGAAAACACGATTTGAGGTTTTCAAGCGAGACAAGTTCACTTGCCAATACTGCGGAAGAATGGCTCCTGATGTGGTCCTGGAAGTGGATCACATCAAGCCTGTCGCAGAAGGTGGCACGAACAAACTGATCAATCTGATCACATCGTGCCGTGACTGTAACAGAGGCAAGGGCAAGGTGAAACTGTCAGACGATGCAGAGATTAAGAAACAGCAGGCACAGCTTGCGGAACTTGCGGAAAAGCGTGAACAGTTAAAGATGCTGATGGAATGGCGGACGGAACTTGCAGGAATTCAGCAGGAAGAAGTCGAGTATATCTGTGAATATTGGGCAGCGAAAAATGGGAGTTACAGTCTTAACGAAGCCGGAAAAGCAACGGCAATGGGATTGCTGAAACAGTTCTCGCTGCCGGAAATCCTTGATGCTATCGACATCTCAATTACACAATACTACAAAGGCAGTAAGGGAAGCATCAATTACGCATGGTCTAAGGTCGGTGGCATTTGCTACAACAGACGGAAACAGAGACAGGAGCAGGAAGATGGCAACGTACAGGAACATTCAGATGTCGTTTTGGACGGACTCAAAGATATTGAGTGAGTTTTCTCCTGAAGAAAAGCTGATGTATCTGTACCTGATGACGAATCCTCATACCAATCTGTGTGGATGCTATGAGATAGATCCGAAACTTATCGCATTTGAAACAGGCTTCTCTGATGACACTGCGAAGGATCTTCTGAAGCGTTTGTCTGAACATGGAGTGATCGAGTATTCAGAGGAAACCAGGGAGATCCTGATAGTCAAATGGTACAAGTACAATTGGACTTCATCAGAGAAATTGCGTAAGGCTCTTGAGTTTTCTATTAGCAAAATCATCTATGAACCTTTCAAGAAATATCTGATAGATATGTTCAATGGTATCTATACCATATGGGATAAGAGTAAGTATGGTATGGATACCGTATCTATAGGGTATGGATACAACGGTAACGGTAACGGTAACGTTTCGTTTCGTTTAGGTAACGTTTCGGATAGTTTAGGTAATAGTTTAGGTAATGGTAATGTTTCGGATTCTAAAGAAAAAGATCCGTACAAACTTCAGTACAAGGATCCTGAAACCGGAAGAATCAGATTTAATGTCGAGCAAGCAAGGAAGGATAGAGGAATATAAGGAGTGAAATTATGAAAAAAATTAATAGCTTAGTAGATCTGCACAGTGCTTTGTGCGAAAGAATGAATGTCACGCTAAGTAAGGATCTTACAGAAGAAGAACGTGCAATGGAAAATGAGCAGTCGATGCTTTTCCTTGGGATAGCGAAACAGACAATCAATAACGGCAAGCTGATCCTGGAATATGAGAAGGCACTTGCCCAGAGAAAGACACTTACGAATAGCGTACTGTCAGACATTATCTATGGTGAGCAGTCATGATTAGGTTTAGCCAGGAACAGCTTGAATGGATAGAGAGTAATCTTGATGCCGGGGTGTTCAGAAACCAACAGCACTTTACCGATGTCTTTAATGCCCTGTACGGAACTTCTGTCAAACGGCAGCAAATGGCACAGATGCTAAGTTGGAGGGGATGGAGCGTTAAGACACCGCACAATACATCAAGTTGGACTGAAGAAATGGATGCGTGGCTAAAGACTAAATACCTGGAAGTCGGTCCGGATTTTGCAGCCATAGCAGATGAATTTAATGCTGCGTTTTTAACAAGCAAATCGAATTGCTGTATAGCAAAGCATCTTCAGCGGTTAGGCATACATAAGCCTGTTAAAAAATCGGAAGCTCAGAATCGAGGCAAGTTTATGACAGGAAAGCCTAATGCAAGAGGCGAACTTCCGATAGGCACAATTCGCTACAACAACAATGGAGATGTGTACATCAAGGTGAAAATGTGTAATGGAGAGAATACGCATGGCATTGGTGGCCACAATTACAAAGAACCCTGGTGGAAGCCTTTGCAGAAAAAGGTGTGGGAAGACAACTTCGGAGAAGTTCCAGAAGGATACATGGTTTGCTCTCTTAGCGGAAAGAAGGGCGAGACAGATCCGAACTTGTTGGCTCTGATCGATAGAAAGGGCAGCGCAAGGATGGCAAAAAACGGATGGTGGGATGCGGACCATCCGGAGATACGAAGAACAGCGGTGGCATGGTGCAATCTGTACTATGCGGTGAAGGACAAGATGTAGACATGAAAAACGAACAGCTTACACTACTTGCCGATGCCTGGAAGTCAGAAAACATGACGAAGAAAAAGAAGAGCATTAAACGCAAGTGGGAGAACGCATTCCAGAAGTGGAGCGATAATCACGGAATCGAATCTGACAACACAGAAGATTGGGGATGTTGTGGATACGGATCAATGTGCGATTGGTGTACAGATAATAGCTACGGCAGGCCATGTGTAAGAGCGTTAAATGCCATGTGCCGTGAAAAGCGTATCAAACTGGATTATTCAGATAATGACTTTGAAAAGGTTTGGAGAGGTATAGATGAAAACCGAAACATTATTTTCAAGCAAATCAGATGAATGGGAAACTCCGCAGGAGTTCTTCCAGGATCTTGATAAAGAGTTTCATTTTGATCTTGATGCCTGCGCTTCAGACGGAAACCACAAGTGTGATATGTACTACACTGCTGCGGATAATGGCCTCTCTAAAAATTGGGGGGGCCATACAGTGTGGTGCAATCCGCCATACAGCAACATAAAAAGCTGGGTGCGGAAAGCATACTACGAAGGACACAAGCCGAACACTGTTGTCGTAGTCCTGGTGTTTAGCAGGACCGATAC